AAAGTTAATATTAATATTAATAATGATATAAATAGATTTTTTTATTGTATTATATAAATGGATTTGAAGCAATACATCAAAGAAAAAAGACCAACCTTAAGTGAAAACAGCATAAAAAGTTATGTCTCAACATTACGAAGTCTCTATACAAGAGTATTTGGAGGTGGAGAAATAGATTTTAAAAAATATAATGAAACGAAAACAATCTTAGAATTTTTAAAAAATGTAGAATTTAATAAACGCAAGTCAATTCTCTCTGCACTTGTAGTTCTAACAGAAAATCCTGAATATAGAATTTTAATGTTAGAAGATATAAAAAGTTATAATGCTGAAATTAACAAGCAAGAAAAAACAGAACAGCAAAAGGAAAATTGGGTTACATCACAAGAAATCCAAGAAAAATGGAAGCAATTGAAAAAATCAGCAGATGTATTATACAAAAAAGAAAATCTAACAATGGCGGATTATCAAAATATTCAAGAGTTTATAATCGTTTCTCTCTTAGGTGGTATATTTATTCCTCCAAGAAGAAGTAAAGATTATACAGATTTTTATATTAAAGATATAGATAGAGAGAAACATAATTTTTTAGAAAAAAACAAAATGTATTTCAATTCATATAAGACAGCAAAATTTTATGGACAACAAACAGAAGATATACCGAAACAATTACAAAATATTTTAAAGAAATGGATTGCTGTAAATCCAAACAATACCTTATTATTTGATAAAAATAATAATGCCCTAACTGCAGTAAAATTAAATCAAAGGTTCAATAAAATTTTTGCAGGAAAAAAAATATCAACAAATGCTTTTAGACATTCATATCTTACAGAAAAATTTGGAGACCAAATACAAAAGAACGAAGAAATGGATAAGACTATGAAAGAGATGGGGTCATCAAATTTGCAGTTAAAGACTTATATCAAAAAATAAATATATTATAAATATATGAATAATACAACAACTCAAATAAAACAAAGAACAAATCCAAATGATAAATTTTACACGCCAATAAGTTTAGTAAAATTACATCTTAAAAAATTCCAAGATGTAATTAAAGATGATGAAATAATTTATGAACCATTTTATGGTATTGGAAATTATTATAATGAAATGAAAAACTTATATCCAACAGCAATAATAAAATATACTGAGATTGATTTAGGTTTGGATTTTTTTGAGTTTAATGAAAAAGTAGATTACATCATAAGCAATCCTCCGTATTCATTAATAGATAAAGTATTAGAGTATTCAGTCAAATTAAAACCAAAAATAATTTCTTACCTAATAGGGTTGATGAACTTAACAACAAAACGAATAGAATATATGAATAAAAAAAATTACTATGTAATGGATATACATTTTACAAAAGTTTATAAATGGTTTGGAATGAGTGTCATAATAAGTTTTTCAAATGAAATAACGGAAAATAAAATATCGTTTGATAGAATAGTTCATAAATTATAAATTTGAATTGAAATATATTAATGAATATTTTGCTTCTTGATAAAGATGGGACGGCAATTTGAAACCCCATTATATTATACTATTAAAAAAAAAGTTTTTAATTAATTACAAAATTTATAACAACTTAACAACCGATTTATTTTATAAATGAATGTTTTTACATAATTGAATTAATAATTTAATTTTGTCAAATTTTGACATTAATGATTTACATAAAGACAAATAACATTCTTCAGGCAAAACTCCAAATGCAACACTATCATTAATAATTTCTAAAATTTCAGTAAGTTTTTCTTGTATTTTTGGTATAAATAATGGATACAATTGTTTATTGTTTTTTAAAATACTTTTACATAAACAAATTTGTAACTTATAAACTTCAATAGTTTTTTCAAAAACTAATTTTCGTTTTTTGGAATGTGTAGTAATAATTTGACAATTGAGATTTGAAATTCGTTCTTCGTTGATTTGTATAAGTTGTTTTATAGCATCAATAGTTTCTAATCTTTCCTGTTCTTGGTCTTGTTCTTGGTCTTGGATTAATGATTGACCGATGTCAAACATAACTTGTTCGTCGTAAATGGTTTCTTGAATTGAAATTGACATTTGTCGGTTGTCGCTTTAGTGTTTCCACTATATAATTGTGTATCTCCATATCAAAAAAAAAGTTTTCAATTTTTTTTTATTAATATGGAAAAAAGGAGGAACTAAAAATTTATATTAGAAAACAATTTAAAGACAGGGGTGGCGTTTATTGACTTTAAGAGGAAGTCTTAATGTCGGTAAATATTTATTGAATTATTAAGATTAAGACTAAACTTTGATAAATATTTAGCAAAATTAAGTCAAATACTTAATTATAAATTTATAATTAAGTATTTGACTTAATTTTGCTAAATATTTATCCAATTTAAGACTTTCTCTTAATTATCCACTTAATTTAGATAATTATTTACCAACATTAAGCAAAAATTAAGCGGAAATTAAGACCAATCTTAAACTTGATAAATCGCCCCCTGTCTTTAAATTGTTTTCTAATATAAATTTTTAGTTCCTCCTTTTTTCCATATTAATAAAAAAAATTGAAAACTTTTTTCTCTCATTTTTTATATCATATTATTACAATTTGAGACTAAAAGATGACTGCTATGGTTATTGCTTTCTTCAACGGCACACCAGTAAATTTTCCATTTATTTCTTCAAAACAAAAAATATTTACTCATTTTGAAGATGCTATAAAAGGTTATGAAGATGATGTTGAATTTTATTATAAACAAACTGAATATTGGGAAAGTGAAATGAATAAAGTTGCTATTAATGGTGTTGTCTCTATAAAATTAGAAAAAAAATTAGCAAACCAATTAGGGTTTGATAGTATAGAACGATTTAGAATTTTATTTAATATTAATGTTTATTATTTATTGAAAAAAGGACGAATTGTTGATGACGAAAATTTTGGTTTTATAATTACAGAAGTTCCAAATACTGAAAGCAATATAAATAAAATTATTAGTTCAGTTAAAAGTTTTGATAAAATACTTACCGCACAAATGAAATCGTGTGGTCTATGTCGGCAACCAGCAAAAACATTATGCAGTAAATGTAAAAAAATCTATTATTGTTGCAGAGAATGTCAAGTTACAGATTGGAAAAAACATAAAATGGAATGTGAAAAATAAATCGGTTGTTAAGTTGTTATAAATTTTGTAATTAATTAAAAACTTTTTTTATGTTGCATTATCTTTCTCGTCCTTACTACTTTTTTGTCTTTGCATTTCCATCTCATCTACTTCTATTTCATTTGTTGTATTACGAGTTATTTTTATACAACAGCATTCTACTTTTTCGCATTTGCTTTTGTAACCAAATCTAATAACTACAATTAAAAAACTTATTATACTTGTTGTGAAAAAACTCCAGTAAATCTCACTTAACATATATTATCACTTCAAAATAAATTTTGGATTATGTTCTATCGCATTTAATAACCTTATTTGCTTTTGTGCTTTTGTCTTTGTTGTCTCTTTTGCTTTCCATATCTTCTTGTCTTTGTTCCATACACCATACTTTCCATTTGCTCTTTTCTTAATTTCATAAGGCATTATATATTACAGAGAGAAAAAAGAGGGTCAGGGGGAAATCCCCCTATAATTTAGTATTCAAATATTTAATGTTCTCATAAATGTTTCTACTCTTACCCCAAATAAGATACGCACTAAATAAGGCAGGTGATGGTTTTAAATTTGTTATTAAATTTTTTTCTAATGGATTAGTTAAATGCCGTTTCAAATAATTTTCTCTCGTCTTATCATCTACACCATCTAAATAGGTTTTTGCTCCTTTCAATCCAAAATCAAAATACTCACCTGTATCTAAATGAACTCTAAATCTTTTTGTCTTTAAAGGTGATGGTTCTAATTTAACTATCTTCATTTGTATTATAGAGAGAATTTATAACGCTCTAATATACATATAAATACCGAAGTTAAATGGTCTCGTTTCCGCACCATTACCGCCTGAATTTACACCACCTGTTGAAGCAAATGTGCTTGATGTTGGTCTTGTTGTAGCAATTGCCGAGTAACCGTTTATAGTTACTGCTGATGTTCCTGTATTTAAATAACTTCCTGATTGTCCATTATGTGTATGACTACGTAATTGGTCTGCTTGATATTGTGCTGGATTTACGTCACTCGCATAAGTAATTGATGCCGGTGTTTGTGACCCCATACCTCGTAAGAATGCACCAGAGTAGTTTGGTATATTAAATGTGGTTGAACCATCTCCTGCTCCGTATGCCGTGCTTATAATAGCAAATAATCCAGCATAAGTTGTTCGTGAAACTGCTTGTCCGTTACATAATAATAAAGGTAATCCACAAGATGCGGAAACATTATGAATTATAGTTCCTATTGGTTGATAAGATAAAATACCATAATTTCCGTTTAATGATAAACCACCAGTAATACTAACTTGTCCGTTTATTTGAATTGGATTATTTGATGCTGTTCCAGTTGTATTTTGTGCTGATATAAAATTTAATACTGTGCCGTTATTGTGATGTCCTAAATTAAATACATCAGTCGTTGTTCCCAATTTTCCACCTTGTATTTCCGCACCATAACCATTATTAAGTAAATACATTCCTTCACAATAATCCGTTGCTGAAGAACCAGTTAAAGAACCACTATAAATTCCTGCTGATGTTGTATTTGGTTGAGAGATAAAAAAATTTACTCCTGTTGTAGAAGGAGTTATATATAAACTACCATTATCTATATAAGTATTTGAATTTGGAGAACTATAATTTATTCTTACATCACCTGATGTTTTACTTGAATTTATAAATGTTGAAAATGTGTTTGCGGTTGTTAATACTAAATTACCTGCTGATGTTATTGCATTTGTTGCTATTCCTGCACTTGCTGTTAATAAGGATGAAAATGATTTTAGACCTGACGCAGTTTGTGTAGAAATTAAATCCATAAAATTTGATGTGGATATAGAATTTATCTGTGCTTGAATATTGGAAGTGAGACCTGACAAATATGTTAAAATTGTATTACTTATTGTTGTTGCACCTGCGTTTAATAATAATGAACCGTCTAACCTTAAACTATTTGTTATGGTTTGCTGACCTGTTCCAAATGTATTTGCCGCATTTGTTTTCGCACAATTATTTATCTGTGTTTGAACATCACTTGAAAGTGTAGATAAGTATTGTAATTTTTGAATGGTTGCTTGTTGAATAGTTAATGTATTTCCACCTAATCGTAATACGCCGTCTAATCTTAAACCTTGTGTTGCACCTGTGCTTGTTATTTGAACAGATGCCGAACAATTAATATTATCGTTAAATCCCTTTACACCAGTAATACCACTTTGAGTTGCCGTTGCAGAAATAAAAGTTGATGTTAAAGCACTATCCGGTATTGTTCCTGATGTGATTGATGCTCCACTTAGAACTGGTGCAGAACTGAATGTCTTAATTCCTGCTATTGTAGAATTTCCATTATCAGGAACATATCCTGTTATACTTAAATTTCCTCCTATGGTTGTCGTATTAGTTCCACTATCATAACTTACATTTGTTAATAAATATCGTGTATTTACAATATCATAACCTACATCGTATGTTGTTCCACCATAATCCAATTGTTGAGTTCCGTATATATGAACATTATTACTGAAATTTGTATAAGCATAAGTATCATCAAATGTAATTGTATTACTTGTTGAACTGATTGTTCCATTTGCTGGAAATTTTATATTACCATTAAATGTTTGTAAAGAACTCCAACTATTCGCTGTAGAGAGAAGAGCAGAAGTGTTGATGTTATTTATTTGAGTTTGTAATGATGTTATTGAACCTGATATATCTGTTGTTACATTTGATAAGTATTGGATTTTTTGTAAATTTGCCTGAGGTATGGTTAATACTCCTGCATTTAAATATAACGAACCGTTTATTTGTAGGTCTGTAAATTTTTTATTTGCTGTTATGGTTTGAACATTTGTTAAATCTACATAAGTTGTTGCTAATGCTGAATTTCCTATAGAACCATTTGGAAAACTTAAAGTTCCTGTAAATGCGGTTGTATTAGTCCCAGATGTATAAGTTATATTTGTTAATTTGGTTTGTAATGGTGTAATCTGTCCCTGAATATTTGCAGTCACATCTTGCAGGTACGACAATTTTAAATTACTTAATGTTGTTGGTGTTGGTGTGGTTGATACGATAATTCCATTTGATACAGTAAAATTTCCTTTGACAGTTAAGTTATTACTTACATCAATATTATTGGATACATCATTAAAAGTTATTTTATTATTTGTAGTGTAAATATTGCTATTAGGAGCAAGATATAAATTACCATTTCTGCAAATAATATTACCACCGCTACAATCTACATCTGAATTAAAATACGAACCCTTGAATTTATTATAATTTGAATTTGACAACCACGCTGAAGGGGGTGCTGACATTAATATAACTTGAGATTATACTTTTCAAAAAGGGTCACTAAAACTGTGAAAATATACCTAAACCTGTCATATTTAGACTATAACAATTGACTATACCGTTTAAGTTTATAATACTCGCACTTGTTAATGCACCAATATTTATAGAATTTAATGCTGCTACTCCTTGATTTGTGCCTACATTTATCGTCTGTGAATTAAGTTGTAATGAATTTCCACTAACATCTACAGATAAAGACCCACCATTATAATTTTGGATTGAATTAGTCCTTAGAGAACCGTATTGAAATGTCATATTGCTTGCTGGTATTACAGTTGATGAATTGATTGTTAATGTTTGAGCAGAACCTGTTCCTATTTGTGTATTTGTTGAGTTGAGATTTGTTTGTGCTCCTGATGCTGTTAGGTTTCCATTTATAGTAGATAAACCTCCAACGACTAAATCTCTTATATTCGCAGAACCATCTACCCAAATACTTCCTCCATTTTGAATATCCAATCCAAAACCGTATTGAAATCGCATAAAATTTCTTACATAAGTATTTCCAATTAAATAATTATCGCTATTATGTGTTTGATTAATTCCACCATCTACTGTCAAACTATCACAACTTATTCCACCAAATGAATTTGCTGTGAGTTTAGAAGCAAAATTTACAACATTATTATTTACATCATAAGTCATAGTTGCGGTCTTACCTTCTAATGCGGTTATATCTGCTTCAAATCCTGTATTAACTGCTGTTTGTGCCGTTGTTACTACTAATATTTCTGCCGTTGTGTTTGCGTTTGCTGCTACTAATGCAGCGGATGCCGCCGCCGCTCCTGCTGCTCCTGCCGCCGCTGCCGCTGCGTATGCTCCGTCAATTTGAGTTTGTGCATTACTGCTTAAATCGTAAGTAAAATTTATAGCATTATCAAACCTTGCTTTTGAAAATCCATCTATATTATTAATAACTAAATTATTTCCTATTGTGGTTGTTCCAGAAGCATAAGATATATCTGTTGTTTTTGTTACGACTGAACCTAAATTGGTATTTGTGTTGGAAACAAATGTATTGAGAGAATAAGGCACTCCACCTGTATAAAGGTATAAAGTATTTAAAACTCTTAAATCTGTATCACCTCCTATTTGAAAAGCATTAAATGTTGAATTATAAGAACAATTATGTAATGTTGTATTTATATTTGAAATGGAATTATTAGTATTTGACACAAAAGCATTTAAAGAATAAGGATTGTTTCCACTTGCATCATAAAGATATAAAGTATGTG